TTGATGCTCCCCCATATCCCGAACAAAATTATCAAAACCTTCAGTGCCTGACCACTGTGCGCAAACCTTTATCCCTTTAGCCCCATAATATAGGTAACTTTTAATCTTTGGATTAGAACATCGGTTATGCATCCCTCGCCAAACCCCTATTAGCCTGTGTTTATTTCTGCCTTTCATAGAATGCTCCTAATAAAAGAAGCATTCTACCATAAGTTACTCAGAGTATCTTACTAATTTTCCCTATGTCGCTGTGAGTGAATAGCTAACTGAGAGCGTATCGCTCGCCGTCACAGTCTTGCTGCCTGCGGTAAAGTCACCGGCCGAGAATAAAGTCCCGGTGGTATCATCAATAGTCGCCGAACCGCCCATGTTCAAAAAACAGCCGGCAATGGTGCCCGGGCCTGTAAAGGTAAAGACCACTGCTGCGGTCGTCGTCTTGACCGCGGCAGCGGCGGGGTTAAATGCCGGCGTCTTGCGCGGTGCGGTGTAGGTCGGCGCATTGGCCAGACCGACTTCCAGCCACGTCGCATGACTGGCTTGGGTATCGGCGACATCGGCGGTGCCGGTGCCTTTGAGACCCATGACAATGGCGCCCGAGGTGGCCGACACGCCCAAGGTTACATTCAGCGCCAGGTTTTTACCCAGCGTAGTGACCAGGTTATCAATCACATCTTCCCAAAGAAGCTCACCCGCCGCATTACGGCAAACGACCCGGTAATGGCCTTGTAGACTGGAGCGTTCCTTAATGCCGGCGTTTCGGCCTACGGTCGCCGTGCAAACATCGGTTAATTGTGTAGTTTCGTTGTTCATGTCGTGGTGTCCCGAATAATGGCGGTGCTGTAAGTGGCCGGTGGAAACAAAACAGTGAAAGTGCCCGACGCCGTTTTATCCGCACCAAAGTCCAGTACACAGACCGCAGCCTGCGTGGTGTAGTTGTAAATCAAAGCGCCGCGAGTAATGAAAGCGGCGCCGGTCCAGAGTGGGTTTTGGAAGGAGACATAGGCGACCCCACCCGCCAACGCCGGCGGAATCGGAGTAAGCAGCTGCCCGCCGGCAGTATAGCCGGCGCCGACCACTTCATGGCTAGTGGTGTAAATCAAGGTGTCTTGGGTGATATCGGCATCGGCCGTGTACAGGGCGATATAATACTGGAACGGGCTGGGCGCCGAGAAGTCCTCGGCGCCTTTGAGTTTGTTGAGCAGGAAGATATTGCATTGGCCTTGGGTTATCATAGTAAGCTCTCATCTAATTTAGTGTGCTTTCTACAATTCTCCACATCCCGCACTACCCTGATATTCTTAGGTACATGTAGCCCACTAACAATAGGGCTTTGTAGTGGGATTATATGGTCTGTAACCCACTTGACCCCCATCACTTTAGTGCGTAGTCGAGCTAGCTCTTTGGCTTCTTCCATCAACCACAAATCAAGTTCTGTCGTCCATATAGGGGTGCGTTCCTTTATGGCTTTCTCCCTTGCCATCTGCCATGTAACCCGCTTGTCTTTGTTCTGTGCAGCATACTCCTTAGCGTATAAGCGGATTGATTCTACATTCTCTCTACGATGTTTTAGTGCTTGTGCATGCATTGATTCAGCATTATCCGATTTCCATTTCTTGCAGGTTGCAATGTGTCTCTCTTTATTCGTTTGCAGCCACACCAGATGTTTTTCTCGTCGCGCAGCCCGCCATACAGGGTCGGCATATTTAGCCCTATTTATAGCGGACTCACAGACTTTGCAATAGCCTTTATAGTAGTGCTTCCCATTCGATGGGAACGCCTCTTGAGGTTTGTTCTCACCACATATATTACATGTTTTCATGACACTGGAACCCTATAAGTACCGGAACGGTAAGCATCCTGTTTTTCTAGTCCATCACTTAAGCGTTTTAGCTGCCCTAGGGCTTCTGTGTATTTTGATTCATAGTAGCCAACCATATCCTGCTCAGCTTTCATAAAAATGGCAGCTTCCCGCAAGGCGCCGTAGAGCAGTATGGGGTCGAAGTTGTCCCCCAAAAAGCTGGTGCCGGTTGCAGATTCGGTGATAGACACAGGGTAATAAAAATAATGCAGCTCGACAGCGTAGTCACTATCAGGGGTAGGAGCAATAATAAACGACAGTTCATTTAAATCCGATATGTTGGGGCCGAAAATAGAATAAAATTTGGGGAGTCCATAGGCTGATGGGTTGGGGTATGCCTCCCGCATGAAGTTAGCATCCTTGTTCAATAAGTACGAGTAATTCCCTGACGCATCTATAATTGCTAATGAGTAAGAAGACAAGAAATCCAGCGGACAGGACAAATATTTATTATGCGCTGTCAGTTGCCCCATTACATTGCGTCTTATTACGGGTATCTCTACTGTGTTGAACACCCGCTTTTCTGTCTCTCTGATAAACAAGGGAATATTCGAGACAAACAACGCCTCGGTGTTTTCCATGTAATCAATGACGGCCTGTTGAAGTTGCGTAAAGTTCATAACTTAGCCCATGGGGCCCCGACACGTTTTTCCCCGGACCGCCGCCCCGGCACCGCGCATCACAATGCCCTTGGTCTTGGGGTTATCGTTGACCGCATTGGGCGGGTTAGCCACTTTTTGTGGCTGCTTATACTTGTTCTCTTTCATGATTTAAGTCCTGAATAAAATGATTAAAATAAAGACGATGATTACCAAAAACATGCCCATAGCACGAGTCCTAACCCTATCCAGAGCCACTCTTCGTCCACCCAATAGAGCAGCTTAACCAAAATATCTAATCACCGCCAATACCACTAGCGCCAAGAGCAGCGCCGTAATGACGACTTTTAGGCGCCGTACATTGTCAGTGTATTCTATTTCTTCATCCTCGTAGACCATGGCTAGAGTCCTATTTTAGTGGTTGTCGCCGTTGTTAAATAAGCATTCAAGCCGCCTAACAGCCCCGCGCCGGCGGCAATGACGTCGGGCGTTAATACCGCAGACAAGCCGGGCACAAAAGTGGCGGCAATACCGACACCCGCTACACCTAAATTTATCCAATTTTGCAGGACTTTCCAGGCACCGGGATTAGTCAGCGCCTGGCCGGCTTTTAACGCTTCCAGGATGCCCATGTCAGCCGCTCCGTTGGTTGTTACGTTTGGCAAGGCCTCGGCCGACTTTCTTCATCTCCAGGCTCGATACGCCCGAGGTCTTTAAGCCCCCGGACTCTGCGCCAACGACTTTACTGCCGCTACCGAACTGCTTGCCTTTGGTGCCGCCTTTGGATATGCACCCGTCGATACCACTCTTTGCCATGTCGTTCTCCTAAGAAATTGTGACGCTACCTACGCTGCCGTAGGCGATTAAACTATTGGGGGTTAAATCAGTATCGTAAAGCCGTGCGCCACCGACGGGTGCCCAGCCCCAAGCTATTATCCTACTTCCAGAACCCGGATAATTGTTCACATCCAGTCCGGATTGATAGTAGGACACATCAGGACGTGGGTTGCGCAATGCAATCGGATCAAAAACCGGCCGAAGTCCCAAAAGTAGTTGCGGCTGGTCCTTCTCCCAACACTGGGGGCACACACGAATATTAGTGAGCTTCTGCTTTATAGTTAATTGCTTCAGCTTCCTAAGCGGTGTCCGGAAATTACAACGATCGCAAAATCCATAAGACTGTTTACCTTCTGCGAATTTATGCGCCACTGCGACCTCCGTACATGCGTGGGGTCAGCATCAAAGATGCACGCTCTCTATCTTCGCTGGCAGCAGTTTGGAACTGCTCATTATAATCGGCCTTAAGCATCGACGCCCGTGTCGGGTCCATATTAGGCACCTTGGCAGACAAATAATACGCTAGCCCCGAGGTTAATGCCGGCAAAAACCGGAAAGGAATATCGAGCGTATTGGCGGCGTCCCCGGCGTCTTCTATGCGCCGGAGCCTGAAATAGACTAGGGTGTACTGTCCGTCAGGAGCAGATGCCGTTGGCCACAAATTTATAGTCGGCGCGGCGACGCCTGTAATAGGATAAGTCGCACCACTTCTACGATTCACCCAAAAGTTTATGGGGCGTCCAAGCGCGTTTTTGTTAGGGATTTGAAGGTATGTACTTTCCGAGATGCGGCTTATATTTAAGTCCATTTGGTTCTGACCTGTTCCCGTTCGGGTAACCACATCCAGCAAATCTATCGTATCGACCGGGAGGTTGTAGGTTATCTGTCCGGTAACAAGCGGAATGCTACCCTCTTCGATTAGCCAAAGATTGATACCCTTCGAAGCCCATTCGATGGTAAGCAACGAAAGCGACCTACGCGCAGATTTGAAATCGTAACCTGAGCGCATTTCATATGCGCATCGAGCATACGCCTCCTCGCACAATTCTCCTACATCCAGGTTAAAATTCGTGATTCCAGTAGTGGTCATTTCTCATCCCCTGGCATAATCAAATGTGGGTATATAGCGACCCAAGATTCTCGATGATACACATTCACCCCATCTTTATAATTAGCATCAAATACTTTATGTGGAATATTACCCGTTTGTATCCCGTGACGCTTTAGAGGTATCCAAGGGATTTGTTTCCAGTGTAAATTATTGTACGCCGCTACTTTCTTAATCGACAGCCACTCCATTGACTGGTCGAGTTCAACTTGTAAATCGTCGCGTTGATCAGTTAACGCTCGAACTTCTTCTTTGAGCGACTCATTCTCTATTAGCGTCTGCGTGGCCAACTGCATTGCTTCTATAAAAGTTTGCGGCACTTTAACCCCAACTTCAGCTTCCAATTCCCGCCACCTATCAATAATTGTCAATCGGTAATTTGCAGAGTACCCAGCAATGATTAAATCACACTCGCGCCGAGGTAAAATAAAACACGGTCTATCTATATGTTGTTGATCTTTATAGACTGCTGAAAATACAGCCGGGTTAATTCCAACTTCTTCCAATACTTTGCGGATATCCGCCAATACATTCTTATGTTCTTTCTTTGTAAGTTTTGCGATCTCCAAAGAAGACATTGTTAAAGTTTTACTTACTTTTGCTAATGCTTGCATAGTGTTCACCTTTTGATTTAATTGATTGGATTAAATCACCGATACCTTTCATCGGATATGAAACACGCTTCGCTTGCCGTGTAACAAAAGGTGAGGAGAGCAGGGAATCCTGTTCACCAAATCATATTATACCCTATCCTTCACCCTGCGCTCAGTGCCGTTAAACACCGGCGGCAGCTTAACCACCGGCACGACACTGGATTTATGCTTGTGATGCTTCGGCGCATGGGCTTGTTGCCGAAGCGCTTTGTTGTCCGCCGTCTCGCCGCTCATCTGATTTTCCCTCGGGTTTTTCCGGACGTAGCGCAGCCATCTATCGAGCCGCCTTTCTTAAAGCCCTTGTACTCGGACTTGGCTATCTTGCTGGCGGGCTCGGCGGTGTTCTTCTTCCAGTCGTCATATGCCGCTTGTCGTGAGGCTCTGCTGGCATCGGTCTCTCTGGCGGGCTTGCTGGCGGTCTGTCCCCTAGGGGCGACAGACGCTTTAGCCTCGGCTTTGGGCGTCGGTGCCGGCGTAGCCGCCTTGTCCGGGACCACACGGGTCTTGCCTTGAGCCGTTAGCGGCGTCTTGTAACTGCCGCCTTTAGGTGCCGGGCCTTGCTCGTCCTCGTTCAAGATATTGGTCAAGGTGTTCTTGCCTCGATAGCTTTGATAGCTCATCGCATTGTCCCCTTAGTTCTCCCGCGTTGGGCCACGCCATCGACGCTTCCCCCCTTCGCCTTCTTGACCGCGCCGCCGCAAGCGAACTTAGTCTCGCCGGGCTCGTCTTTCTCCTTTTTGGCGTAAGCGGCTTTGGACGGTGCCGCTTTCTTTTCAGCTTTTTCTTCCGCTTTGGACTCGGCACCGCCAAATAATTTGAATTTTTTCTTCTTCACATCACCACCTGCTTTAAATTTTTTGCCCTTATCGGCGTCATTGAACTCTTTGCCGACGCTCACGGGAATGCCGACTTTCTTTGCAAATTTTGGATTATGGGCCACTGCAGCAAAAAGCCGCGCCTGAGATTTTGATTTACTTGGCATACCCTACTCCCGGCTGCCGCCCATTAACAGTCGGATTTGTTGTTCAGTCAGTTCGTTAATCTCTTTTTGGCGCTGGTCCTGCTGCACGCTTTGGATGGTATGTTTCAAGACAATCTCCCGCAACACCACAAATTCATTATAGCCATAGACGCCCAGGCTCACCGTCGCCGAACTGAGTACCGTGATAATTAACGTAAACCAGTGCCATGAGTTCAGGGTCTTGATGACCATCGCCTCGTGTTCAACCAATTTTTCTTTGACCTCGCGCTGCTGCGCTTTCTGGTCGGTAATATACTCTTCGACGCGTTTGATATTGGACGACACCCGCTCATTCAGGGTGTACATCATCACCAGCGTCACCCGGTCATTAGCCCGGCGTTGGCCAAACATCCCCCCCGCCTCATTTTCTTCAGGGGTCATTGTCCTTGTTATAAAAGGCGCTTCCATTAAAACCCCGCCAGATAATTTTCCAAATTACGGTAACCATTGCTGGCTGTCGTGTTTCTATCCGTAGCGTTATTGGGGTTGAGTTGGTGGGCAGTTTCCCATACATCCGGCATGCCATCATGATCGGTATCAACACAAGGTGTGCCATCCGCAATAACCGGAAAACCACCCACTTGGGACTCGTTACTTACCAGTGTCTTTATACCCGTGTTGGTTTGATATTGGCTAATTAACCGAGTATCAACACTATCCCTATTAGCTATCCAGCCGCCTTCACAGCTTAAGCGTTGAGACGCGCCAACAGTGGGTAGCAGTTTTGTTTCAAGACGGGCAACGGGTTCTACCGTAATCGGGAACATAAGCGGTGATAAGGCTGTGTTACGCTTATAAGTTGTCGATAATGCCCCTTGTGGCGTGCCGTTTTCACCCGATACTTTACCCACCATAGCCCAGTTGTTATTATCAGGATTAGCGTTGCGTGGCCCCTTATTACCCACTATATAGACTGAAGTTGCTCCGGTAGCTTGGTCTTTCGCACCTGAAGTCGGATAGACTTCAATTTCATAAGGATCGCTATGCGAAAGCGGGCCCCACTTATAGCTATTGCTAATCAAATCAGCATTACAGCCTTGCCCTATCATCGTTGCATAATAGTTCCAGTTATAGACAATATTGTTTACAAAGCGGAAAGACTTTATTTTGACGAGTGGATTACGATGACTATTGTTCATCGTTATAGTATGGTGGATATCAATATTAGTCATCTGATTAGCGACCGCAGAACTATCGCTCCCCATCAGAAACCCGGTAGAGTGTGGGCTTAGCCCTTCTGCCGATAAAACCCAGGCCAGCGTTACATTATAAATAAGGTTGGCGTTACCCCACAACCCTATGCTTTCGTCCCGCGTCCAACTCGCTGAGATATGATCTATGATGTCGTTATGAGAGCCACCTTCAATAGAAATTGCCGTACCACTATTTAAAGAGGTTGCTGTGCCCCTACCTGTGCGAATACGCAAATAACTGAGTATGACATCATGAGTGGCCAGCCTTATCATATTATTTGCATTGGGCAGGTTTACGCCGTTTAATAAAATGCCGCCTCCCGGAGCCGTTTGTCCTGCAATAGTGAGGTAGGGATTGACAACGGTAAGTTGTGACAAGAGTTTAAGCGTGCCGCCTACGCGAAACACGCAGATTCTAGCGCCTGTGGCTACGATACACGCCCGTAAACTGCCAGTTCCAGAGTCATTTAAATTAGTGACTTCAATAACATTACCACCCCGTCCCCCTAACGATAACGCACCACCGCCTTCTGCACCGGGGAAAGCGGCCCCTGACTTGGTTATTGGCGGAGGGTTGCCCTCAATAGTTTTGCTTAATTTATTGTTGGCCTCGTTAGACTCGACAAAGCGGTTGACGTCATCCACTGTTGCCATAATAACGTGCGTTCCAACCGGAATAACATAAACCCCGCCATTACTGCCAAGCGTCACTGAAGCCCCGGCAGCCAGCGGCCCTGGCACTGAACCCCAGGTTTTACTGACGCCATCGACGCGATAGCCGACACCGATGATGGTGCTGGCGGGTATCGCAGTATCGCCCTGATTCTTTACCACACTGGTAAAGATTCCGTTGGCATAGTCCAGTGACGTAACCACCGCATCAGGTGTTGCCCAAACTTGCGTGGTCAGCAGCGCTATCAGCAGTAACAGTAATTTAGCCATAAATAATAGTCACTGCCGTGACCGTGGTCAGGGTTCCCAAGTAAATGCCGTTCAATGCCAGAATGCCCTCTCCCGGCAAGACTATAGACTGCGCCAAAGTGCCGGTGACCAGGTGCAGCAATACCGCCCCACCGGCACCATCCAGCAGTTCAATAACGCCGGCCCCCGCTGCATTAGGGTAAATAACCCCTTTTAGCCGGGTACGGCCGGTTACCATCGCGCCGGTGCCGGTTGCATAAGTCGATTTGACATCGGTTTGCATACTCATGTCAGACCCCTTGGTTAAGCCGTGCGCGTGAACGCATAAGCGGTAGCGCTGGAGAACATCAGAGTAAAGCGTGCCAGACCGGTGACGCCGGACGCTACCGTTAATTGTCCGAAACTGGCTGCGGTAGTCGTTGCTGCATCCGACAAAATGGCGTTGGTGTTAACCGCTACGGTGACGGGATTGGCCCCGGCGGTATTACTGATAATAACCTCAAATACAGTACCCGCCACAGCGCCCAAGGCGCCGCCCAAATCGGTGCCGGTCGGTAGCGTTAACGTCACTGCAGCCGCCGAGGTCGACGTTAAAAAGCCACCGGCAGTCACCAGTTGCGCGCCGGTAACGGCACCGGTAATATTAACGGCAAACGGCGTACCGTGCGTAATTAGCGGGTTGGCCAACTTGGGGCTGCCGGTAATAACCGGGCTAACGGCCAGGACATTGTTGCCGGTGCCGGTGTTGGTCACCGAGACCAGCCCTTTGGAGGCATCGGTCGCCACCGCAGACGATGCGGTCAACGAGGATATGACAGGCTGTGCAGTAAAGGTCGCGACACCGGTGATAGCCGCCGTAGTGGCGACTGCCAGGGTGCTGGTGGACGTCAGTGAAGTGGCGGTAATAGCGGCGGGAAGGGTGACATTGCCGGTTAAATCACCGACAAAGCCGTTGGTACTATACACCGGGC